GTCGTTGCTGTACCCTCTACTGAGTAATGTACGTCTACTGTAGAGACAATACGAGTTACCCGTTGGGTAATAGATGTGCTAGATGCAGCAGTGCCTGATGCGTTTACAGATTGACCTGTAGAAGGACGTAAGCACTGAATGGGTTGTGAATTTGCGTCTCTTGCTAAGCGTGACATAGGAGGTCTCCTTGAGTCAGAAAATAAAAGGGGGTTTTTAAAAGGAACCCCGTAACCTTATGTTACTTACTCGTCAGCAATAGCAAGTACAAAGCCGCTCTCTGGACGATACACTTCAACACCGTAGAGGGTGTCAGCAGTGTACAGAGTTGAGAGGTACTCTTGCTTATACTGCGTTTGCGAACGTACAGACATTTGCTCAGCGTGTACAATGGCATCCTTGTGGAAGAACATGCAACCACGCGTATCCAATGAAGACGCACTGTTTTCAGCAGCAGTCTCAATTACAGGGCAGTTAGACGATACGTATACGTCGATGCCGTAGACGTTACCGATGAGACCAGACTTAACAGTGCGGTCATCACGGAAGTCACTAGACACGTAACGCTCGATGCCCATGATGGTCTTACGAGCAGCAGGGGGAACAACGAGGCAACGATCTTCCATAGGAACATCAGCATCGTCCATCAGCTTGATAAGCTCACGGAACACAGCATCGCTGAAGTTATCGCCAGTAGCAACAGTGTCTACAGCGTAGGCTGCAAGAGCAGAACCTGCGTTAGAGTAGTATACGTTGCTGTTAACCCAGTCTGCACCAGTAGCCGCAGGTGACTGAGTACGAGTACCATCGCCAACACCAGTGAACGCGTTCATCAGGTCAGTGTCTACCTGAAGAGCAAGGGCGTAACCAGCGTCAGAAGTGTAGAACTGACGGAGGCTGTTGAGAGCCTGTACGTCTACGATGTCTTCGATGAAACGTGAGTACTCGAAGTGACGGTCAATAGTAACAGTCAATTCTGACTCAAGGTTCGCCTGAATCGTAACGGCAGTAGCTTCTGCTTTAGCATTAGCTGAACCACGGACGGGCTTAGGAATGTGAATAACATCACCCTTCTTGCCAGTCATAGACAACTTCTTGACAAGGGGAGACATCTTTAGGTTCTTTTGGTAAGCAGCAATTACTTCGTCCGACCAAATTTCGGGAATAAAGGTTGCTGCTGCTGTTTTGTCTACTACAGCATTAGCTGTAAAGTAGGCTCCAGAGGTTTCGCTAGCCATTGTAAATCTCCTTTAGATATTAGGCTATCGTACACGACCCTCTGAATACGCTTGCATAATCTCATTAGCGAGTGCTTGGTAGCGTTCAGGGTCGTCACGCATTAGTTTAATAATGTCAGCACGACGATAGACCTTCTTGCGTGATCCTTCGGTAGAGCCTCTAGCTGTGCCTGTGTTAGCTGCTTTGAGTTGTTGCTTACGAGCCTGTTGTTCTACTGCTACGGTTTGCTTGGCAACGCCTGCGCGTTCCTTCCACAAACTAAACAGTTCATCAGCAGCATCGTAATCGTAACCTTGGTCAGCTTGCACAAACAATTGAGACCTAATCTTTGAAGCCTTAACCCACTCTGCAAAATTAGCATCATTCAGTATCTGCTGCATATCAGGGTGTTTACTCTGAAGTGCAGAAAGTGCCGTCTGTTTCTTGTATTGCGTTGTGTATTGTTCAGCTTCTCGAATCTTAGGGTGATTCTCAATTGCCCTAGCTACTGCTTGCTTAGGATCAGTAAAGAAGTCCGTATCATCTTCTTCTTGCTGTTGTTCAGGTGCTTGTTGGGCTGCGAGTTGTGCAGAAATAAAGTCATCAACTACTTTACGAAGCTCACCTACTTCAGAACTTTGTTTACCCAAGAGCTTCTCAGCTTCTTGGTGCATCTTAACAACGTCCTGCATAGATTTACCTTGGTACTTCTCAGGTATATCTTGTTGTGGTTCTTCTTGGGCTACCTCTTGAGTTTCCCCAACAGACCCTATTTCTTCGTTTTCGTTTGTTTCTATTTCGCGCTCGTCAATGAGTTGTGCTCGTGCCATGGTTGGTTATTCCTTGGTTAAGTATGCGATAGCACCGTTTAAAAAAACAACACTATCTTTGAATTGCCCGATACCTATATTACAGTTAACACACAAAAGGCCTCTAACTTTTCCTGAATCGTGACAGTGGTCTACTGCTAACGATCTATTAAGCTTAGACTGATGTGTATTACAGATAGCACAACAACCGTTTTGACGCTCAAACATAAAATTGTAGTCTTCTAAGGAAATTCCGTAGCGTTTAACAATTTTATTTCTTTTGTTTGTTTTTGGGCTGTATGCTTTCTTTTTGGTAATTTTACTGCATTTCTTACATTCGTAGTCGTATCCACGACTCCTAGAAGAATTTTTGTAAAATTCCGTTACAGGTTTTTCGGATTCACAAGTAGAGCACGATAAACTCTCTTCTTGATCTGCCATTATTAAATTACTCCGCCTAAGTGGTTGTGGAGATGGTTACAATAGGGTTAGCCTATGGAGGCGTCCCTGTTCTTTTTCCCGGCTTTCTCGTGCTCTCGAACCCACTTCATGTGTTCTCCGGGGAAATCACCTGAAGAGCCGTCGAGTTGGCAACGAGTTGCTGATGGAATCTTTGTAGCGTTAGCGCCACAACCGCACCTACTGGTTGTGACATTACCGTCTACAAAGTCTTCAAATACGTGTCCGTTAGTACAACGGAAGTCAAATACCTTAATCATCTTCTGTAGCTTCCTTGTAAGCGTTGTCTATGGTTACTTCAAAGTTTATCAATGAAGCCAAGACATTTAGCTGTCCTTTGCGGAAATACAGATCTTTATCGTCTTTGATTGTATCAACATTATTGAGTACTGTGTTATTAGACTTTAAATCTTCAATAAGTTGTTTATAACCAGAGGTATTAAAGAGATCAAAGTAGTTGTTGTAGTATACTTCTGTTTCTTTGTCTAGCGAGGCCATAAGGTTGTCTCTAGTTGTTTCTATGTATATACTATATATTATAACATATTTTTAATAATACCACAATACCTTTATAATAGTTTTTTCATAAATTGTGAAATTTTCACAAGTTCTTCTGGAGTAGCATCATTTTTTATCCTGTTTGCTCTCCAGCTTATGACTTGTACGTTGTCTAGTGTGTAGCCTTTAGATGGCACTATTTGGTCTATTGAAGGGCTGTTGTCTGTCCTTCCTTGCCACCCGCCACCGTAGCCGCCTTCGTAGTTCAAGGGTGTTCCCAGCATAGGACACTCATCTGGGACTTCTAGAGTCTCTAAGAAGGTTATCCTATCTTCCTTTGGTACTCCTTTGCGTACTAACATGTGGTTTAGCCAGTACTGCTTAGGTGTTTTACCCTTTAGGAAAGACTTACGTTTTCTAAGCTCTGTCTCAAGTCCAAACTTTTGCATAACTTGGTATATACGCTGCTTAGTAACACCATAGTCACGACCTATTTGATCGATAGTTTTAGTTTTTAGTAAAACCTTTAAGTTTTCTACTTCGTCTTTCCATACTATATCTGACATATTAGTAATAACTCCAGTGGTAACTATAATAATATTATAACACACTGGAGCTATAAAGTCAAGCATTATTTTTGGTAATATTACCGTTTCTTTGCTGTCTTAGCGGCCTTCTTGAAGGCTTTGGCTGTAGGCGCACCCTTAGATCCGGGTTTACGCATCTTCTCACCTGAGCCAGCAGCAATACGCTTGCGTTTAGCGTGGATGTTGGCGTATAGCCCTTGCTTAGGCACTTTAGTACCCCTTCTTCATCTTAGGTTTAGCTTTAGACTTAGCTTTAGCCTTTGCTGCTGCTTTCTTCCCAGCTTTAGTGTAGGGGTACTTCTTTCCGTTAACCATTGGCATAGTTACTTTCTCCTTGATTTAGAGCCAGAACACTTCCAGCGTTTACGTGAGAGCCTCAGAGGGCTGTTGGGGTCTTTTGCTGCACTGGGATGATCCCTCATCTGACCAGCACTACGGGCACAGTAGGAATCGCCTTTGGACGTACCGGGATTAACGTTCGCTCCCTTCTGTCCGTAGCTGACTTTTCTGCCTCCTGCTGTTACTTTTACTCGGGCTTTGCCTTTGGCTGGTTTTCTGCTCATTGACCTTGGCCTCCAAAGACGTTACTTGGGCCTCTAGCTGGGACAGGCGCTTGAGGAGCCCGTTGTGGCTGTTGATTAGCTGGACTAGGGCTTGTTCGAGTTCCTTGGTTGTTAGCATTACGTGCGTTGACCTCTTTTTCCTTTAGGAGAGTTTGCGCTACTTTTAAGCGACGTTCAAATTCTTTGTCTTCTTGGTCGCCTTCACGTAGGTTCCGGGTGATAGCTTCAATCTTGTCGATCTCAAGCTCCTGTGGTGCAAGCTGAGCATCAACCATGTACTTCTGTGCCCGTGCTTGAGACTCTTGAGCCTGCGCCTGCAACGCAGCAGTTTGACTCTGTTGAAACTCAAGCTGTGCCTGTTGTGCAGCCATAGCCATCTGTTGAGCTTGAGGATTAGGCTGTGACGCTT